AGCCTGATATACCTGGAAAGGATTAGCACCGCTAAGATCAGGATTAGCCTTAATAAATGTATCGTCTACTGGAGTAGACACGTCGAACATCTTAAGGGCGAAAGTAAGACGGATAGAGTTAAGCCCATATGATGCAATTGTATCGGCTAGCTGGTCACGGTGCCGAAGGTGAAGACCGCCCGGAACCATTACATCATTATGAGCATTCCAGTTCGCGCCAATAAGCTTTACGCGCTGACCAGCAGAATCAACAATGTACCGGCCACTGACAGAAAGCGGGGTCTTAACCATAATCCTCCAATTATCATTTCTTTGAGCCACACGGAAATGCTGGGATTTCTCCCAGCACAACCGAATGATTCCAAGAACCAAAATACAACTTAGAATCCCGCAGGCGCAGCAAGTGCAGCACCGTTGATCTTCTGAATTGCCAGGCCGTAGCGCTGGTAGGTATATGCAAAGTAGCCATAAACCACAAGCAACACGCCAAGGGACGCTGCTGCGGGCTGTTCGGCCCTAATGTAAACGGGGTTACCGGCATCTTCCCAAAGGTGACATTCCTGCTGCGGAACCACGAAAATGTGGTCCTGGGTACCACCCGTAGGGGCACCAGCCAGTCCAACAGTAGTCACGTTAGCGTCGGTTACAACCTGCATACCGTTAGGCATAACACCGCTAGAGCCCTGATTGTACGGGGCCGCGGAGTTAGCACCAGCAGCCTTAGCGTCGGGGGCGACGCCCGGCTGAGTAAACGCAGGCCAGGTGCTAGTCAGAAGCGACTGGAGCCAGAACCACCGGCGAGGGTGCATAATGACGTGAGTCGGATGGGCCAGCCCACGGGTCGCAGTATCACTCTGCGATGCCGCACCCATAATCGCGGGATACAGCGTAGGCAGGTCAGCAGTGGTAATCGCTGTAGTAGCGTTACCTACTGCGTCAAGACCCGTAGTAGCCTGGTTCAGCAGAGTGCTGTCAAGGCTAGTTGCGTACTGACGGAAAAGGTCCTGCATTACAACGTCTTCGATACCAGTTCCACGCTCAATTGCCTGACGTGAAATAGTCTGCTGGCCAGCAGCAGTCTGCACGTTAAAGGTCAGCAGAGTGTCGTCCATAGGCGTTGCCTGGACGGCGTTAGATTCTGATGCCTGTAGTGCGGTACCCGAAGCGGTCGTAATACGCGAGATATTCAGCGACATACCCGAAGCAGGCAGAGGGTGCTGATTACACATGTCCGCGAATGGACGCAGGTTGGCTACTGCCGGTGCAACCATATCGATAAGGTACTGGGGAACAACCAGACCGGAGAAAGCCGAAGTTCCGACTTCACCGACACGCAGTTCCATACCCGCACTGGCGCGGTTAATCTGTTCCTCGCGCATGTGCTGCTGTAGACGACCAGCGGCGCGAACGTCGTTAGTCGTGTACTGGCGTACAACGTCGTTCAGGAACATCTTACCAGTCGGGTCATTGCCCTTGTGATAAGTGGTTTCCTCATGGCCGACGCTAACGCTAGCACGCTGGGTAGTAGCGTCACGCTGCGGGAGTCCCGCTGGCGTAGTAGCCTTAAGCAGGTCATCATCGGTACGAGCTTCATCGGCCTGTACCTGACGTGCCTTAGCCAGCTTACGCCCAATGGACGCCTGGTCAACGCGAGAATTCTGCACAGTATCCTTGAGCGAGTCAAAGCGTGCATCTTCCTCGGGAGACAGGTCGGTGCGCATTTCCTGCTGAGTGGTAGCTAGAATAAGCTCCATCTCCTTGCGGGCGCGCATTTCCCGCTGCTGAGCCGCTTCCAGCTCAATTTCCATGGAAGCGACAAGTTCCTTAATATTCATAAGAGCGAATACCTTTCATGGTTAGACATTAAACCTAAATAAGCAGGTTGCTTATTAAGGGATTGAACGCGCATTCGCTCTGATTTGCGTGTATGTCGTCCAGAATGCCGGTATGATCTGTACCGGCCAACGGTCTGAGTGCCGTTTAAAACAAGCGGTCTGATTGCCACTTCAAAATTAGTCAATCTCGGCGGATCGGTCAAGCTGGTCGAGCTGCCTGCGGTAATCTTTGTTAATCGACTTAAGCTCGCGCATAGCTGCGGCTGCCGAACGGGTGTGAGTAGGCTCGGGAGCCGACGCCAGTTCTTCTTCTGCATCGTCAAGAACGCGCTGGGCATCTGAATGTGCCTGAGCTACGTTTGCGTACAGTTCTGCATTGCGCCTGATCACTGTTTCGGCCGCATCCCTAATCTCGGGGACTAGCGTCACGGAATCTCCGCGCCTATGCAGTCGGTTAAAAGCCTCACGCACGACAACTTCGGGCATGTGCTCAAGATCCTCAAGCCAGTCAGCAGCGCGAGCTGCAATGCTGGTAAACGGATTAGCCCCGAAGTTAACTGCCGAGACATCGCCGCGATTAATGTTAAGTTGCTTAAGGGTAAGCTGCGTGTAATCGTCATCCCAGACGTGATCCTCAATGCGGAATGCAAACGACATTTCATCGACAATCCCGTCATCAATGGCGGATGCCAGATCCTTAACGTCCTGCCTCTCGGCATTCAGCCAGCTTTGGATATGCATACCTGTAGTATCGCTGCGAAGGACCAGAGTCGGGTTACCATTACGGGACCTCGACCGCGCCATTGCGACGCCCAGGTGATTCACCAAGAATGCTACATCGGGAGTCTGTGCGAGAGAACGGTCTAGGGAATGCTGGTCAACCACTTCCATATACGGACCGGCCATATCCCACATTTCGTAACCGCGATTGTAAATGGTGGCGTATCCTTCAACCTCATAAACCGATCGGCCATCCTGCTTAGTGTACTTGCCTCGAAGCTCAGACGGGAATCCCCTGCGGCGCATTTCTCCACCGGGAACATCCCGGTAATGCTCTAGCCGGAAGTTACGCATTTCGTCAAGAGTTGACATGCGATTCTTTTCCGCAGCCTGCACCTTTGTCAGAAGACCGTCCAGCTTTGTCTGAGCGTCAGCCTTGTTTGTGAGTCCGTCAGTCTGAGAAAGCCTAGACAGCGCGGCCTTTACGCCAGCGGCATTAGGTGGGCTCGACGGGGAGTAGCGGTAAGGCAAAGCATGGGCTGCCTGAGTCTTCGGGTCGCCCGCTTTCTTGCCCGCGCAAATACCGTCGTAAAATGCTGCGGGATCGTCTGAGCTTGCGCCTGCCGCCCACGCCTTATTAGCGTCCCACGTACTGAAATCAATAGTAGCCATTTAGAATTTTCCTTTCACCGTGGCTCATTATGGAGTGGAGCCGCTAGGCGGTGGGTTATTAGCTCCACCTTCGATTTGAGTGTCGATTGCAGGGTTGACGTTGGGGTCGCCGGGATCTCCGGGCAATATGGCCGAAGCCTTACCGTGGACAAGTCCTGCCTTAAAGTATTCTTCGTAGTCGTCATCACTTGCCGGATCGCGGCCGAATACGGCGCGTGCCTCGGTAACTGTGATTGCACGACAATCGATCTGGGTCTTAACCCATTCAGCCCTAGTAACCGGGTCCATTCGCATAAGATAGTCAGTGTCAAACTCAAAGAACCTCGGGCGCGGAAGAATGTCAGTTAGCTTTGCTTCACGCCGGGTAATTGTCGGTCCCAGGTGCATGACCAGGAATTGCAGGTTACGCTGAATGATGTTGGAATAGGTGATGTGCGAACCGCCCGAGATAATAGCGTCGATCATATCCGCAGGTACGTTAAAGAACCTGGCAACGTCAACGCTGTTAAGCTTTGCGCCCTCGATCCAGTCATTAGATGCACCTTGCGCAGACAGCAACGTGTATTCCCAGTCATTGCCGTGAATGAAAGGTTCATCCATAGCCTGCGATGCACGCCACGATTCTGCGACGATTGCCGCTTCCTTGTCGTTGATCTTTTTCTGGGTATTCTGCAAGCTGGCGCGGGGTCCTTGACCAGACGTAAAGAACTCAGTCGCAAATTCCTGAATGGAATTGTACTGCCCTAGTGTGTAAGCCGCGTATGTAACGGGGCTCAAGCCCACGGGCAGGCCCGCGACGGTGTACTGCTTTTCATGCCAGATAAACTTAGGGTCGAACTCAGTGCCGTTAATCCGGTAACTGGTGATATTCATACCCTTAGCACTAATGACTACCGACGAACTTGGCACTAGCTCAATAACGGCCGGTGTCCTAGTTCGCTCGTCCCACTGGTTAATGATGCCGATAGCGTTACCTGTTCGGTCCAGCTCCACCTGGCTCGAATAAAGGAAATGGATAAAATCAATTCCGCTCATCATCGGAGTAGGTGCAGCATCGATCTTGTAAGGAACCTTAGTATCAGGCAAATTCAGCTCGCTGTAAACTCGCCAAGGCAACGTCGAAATCAGGTCGGCCCTGATTCGGATCGCAGCCCATACTGCGGAGTTACGCATTGCGGTATCGAGATTAACGGGGGCGCTACCGCTAGCGCCGTTATTGTAAACCCTGCGAGGAATTAGATCTGACGACTGAGAAATTCCCCACAGCGGGGTATTACTTACACCAGTTCCAAGCGAACCCCGTTCTTCTTTACTTCGGAAAACTAGTCCCATTTCATCGCCTCATATCAATAGCAGCCAGAATGATAAACAGTCCCCACAAGATACCGCCAGCGGGACGGTAAATAGCTGCTACACTCAGGGAGACAATTGCAGCGCCAACGGTTACCAGTACTGCGGCACCGTTAAACCTACGGGCGAAAAACACCTTAACGGCACCACCGCCTCTTGCGCCTACGGCGCGAACGTTTCTACTGATGAGAACACTTGCACGGGTAAGAAACCTCTGAGTGTTCTTTCGGGCTTTAGATAGTGATGCCCTTTTCGGCCAAGGCTTCCAGGTCATCTGCATCTATAATCCCTCTTTCGTAAAGACGGCGGATATCTTCCAGACCGTAATGTCCTGATCGGTACATTTGAACGACCCGCTTAAGGTCGAAGTAAACTGAATCAGCGGCGTCGTAGTCGCCTTCATCACCAAATTCCATAAAGCCCCAATACGCGAACGCTGCGGCCATCAGCGGAGCTTGTTCCGAACCGGCGTTAACACGATCGAACGCCCTCGACTCGCTAAGCTTCCGCCAGTCCGCACCCGCGATAGCGGTGCGCCAGCTAGCCTGACCATAATGCCTCAAGGTATCATCCCTGAATGCATCATACAGCAGCCCGGAAGCGTGCGCGACTTGTGAAGCCTGCAACGTTTCTACGGGAATCCCGGCCTTTTCCATATCGGTGATTAGCGAACCTGCTGCGGCCCTCTTATCGATGATCCACTTGATAGGCTTCCACCTTTCGTGGATCTCCTTAATTCGAGCAAGCAGCCAACCCGTACCCGACCTGAATTCGATGATCTGAATTCCAGTTCGATTATCAGAACCTCGGAATCCCGCGACAGAAATAGCGGCACAACTGCGGTCAAGCGCAATGTCAACGGCGAACACGGGGCGCTGTACGCGCTCTGGTTCGGCCCTCTTATCCTTTGTGAGCTTCCACCATTTCTCAGGGATAACTGCCCAGCCCTCGGAATCAGCAGGCCACTGTCCGACGCCTAGACGTTCGCGCCACCATTCAGGTTCATCGCCCTCGAACGCATCGCGTTCCTTTTCGATAAAGCGCTTAGTGATGCGAATGCCGTAACCTGGGTTGGCTCGGGCTACTGCTTCCTCACTGTCAGGATCATCATGCTTATCGCAATCAAATTCACAGTATTCGTCGCATATGTCAGCGGAATACTCAATATACAGCAGGCTATCGCTGGTGCCTGCAAGCCCTCGACGCCTGACCTTAGCGGCCTGCGTAGAAGTTTTAAGACCGGCTGAGCCAGCGTAAAATACTTGGGGGTTTGGTCGTGCTGAAAGGGAAGGGAGCGAAGCTCCGATTTTCCCCGCATCAAGAATCATGTCTTCGTCGTAGGCGATAAAGTCTCCGGTGAATCCTCGACCGGAACCGGCGCTACGTGCAATAAAGATGAGTCGCTTTCGTGCATCTTCTAGGACATGCTTGCCACCGGAACCAATGATAATGGTGGGCTTTGGTTTTGTTTCGATGAACTCGCGCCCATAGGCTGACGAGTGACGACCGATCTGCATATAC